GGTTTGCTATTTGGCTGGTTATACAGAAAATACGGCTTGCGTTATTCAATGATAGCTCACGGTGGTTGCCACATCGTATCTAAATTTATTTGGATTTTATTTGTATAAATTCCAATTTGTCGGTGAGATATTATAAGCCTATTTTGGGAGTTTTCCCAAGGTAGGCTTTATTTTTATGCCCTTTTTCAAAAAAATCCCTTCTAACCCTTCATTTTTTTGCTTTCCCGAGGCTTTTAGGTGGGAGGTGGTATCAATGACCAACGCAGAAAAAGAAACCATTATAGCGCTAAAAATTCAAGGATTAGGATGTAACCGCATCGCAAAAATAAGTGGGGTTCCGCTTGGGACCGTTAAATCCTTTTTGAGTAGAACCGCAATAGAGCTTCCGAAGACTCAAGACGGCATTTGCTTGGAGTGTGGTGCACCTATTGCTGCCGTTCCGCATACCAAGCCGAGGCGCTTCTGCTCCGGGACGTGTAGGCAGAAGTGGTGGAACGCACATCTTCACATGGTGAACCGAAAGGCTTTTTATAATTTTACCTGTCCGTGGTGCGGAAAGAAGTTCACCGCTTACGGCAATGACCACAGAATTTACTGTTCCCGCGAATGCTATGCTGACGCAAGGAGGAAGAATGGAAAATTACCAGAACATTTTAATGTATAAGCTCGCAATGCATATGGCGGAGGAGATGCTCAAAAAAGGCATAATTTCATCTGACGAATACGACAAAATAAACGATAAAATGTGCGAAAAATTCTCCATAAAAATAACCTCAATATACCGCAATATGACTTGATATATAAGTGTTTTAGAGGTAATATGTGACTACCAAAAGGAGGTATTTATGCGAGTAATAAAGGACGTTACGCCTCAAATGGCGACCGAACTGAAAAGGCTCCGCGTTTGCGCCTACGCACGTGTCTCTTCTGGCAAGGATGCGATGCTGCACTCGCTTTCAGCCCAAGTCAGTTATTACCAAAAATTCATAGCTTCCCACATCGATTGGGTGTTTTGCGGAATCTATGCGGACGAGGCTTTCACAGGTACGAAAGAAGTCCGCCCACAGTTTCAAAAAATGCTTGAAGAGTGCCGTAGTGGCAACATCGATTTAGTGGTTACCAAGTCAATCAGCCGCTTCGCTCGTAACACGATTACACTTTTGCAGACGGTGCGAGAATTAAAGGCACTAGGGGTGGATGTTTACTTTGAAGAACAGAACATTCACACCCTTTCAGCAGACGGAGAGCTTATGCTTTCCATTCTTGCTTCCTACGCACAGGAAGAAAGCCTTTCCGCAAGTGAAAATCAAAAGTGGCGCATCCGTAAGTCATTTGAGGCGGGACAGATTACAGCCGCCTTTCCAAAACTCTTTGGATACCGAGTAGTTAAAGGCAAAATCACGATTGATGAAGAAACAGCGCCCATAGTGCGTGAGATCTTCTCGCAATTTGCAAATGGTGCAAGTTTGGCAGAAATAGCACATTGGCTCACCGATAACGGAGTGCCGTGTATTGTAAAAGGCGCGTGGTCAAGCAAAAAGGTGAAGCTTATTCTTTCCAATGAAAAGTATTCAGGCAACGCACTGCTTCAAAAGACTTTCCGAAATAACCACCTTGAGAAACGCAAGGTTGTCAATCGAGGGCATTTACCGCAGTTTTATGTGGAAGGCACACACCCCGCCATAGTGGATATGGTTACATACCAAATCGTAAAGGAACGGCTGCAAGAAGCCTCGGATTATTTCACCCCAACCACACCGCAGAGCGAATCTCCCTTTTCAAAAAAGATGGTTTGCGGATACTGCGGTGAATACGTAAAAAGAGCAAAAAACAACGCACGAACAGTATGGAACTGCCACCGATACCTTGAAGATGGCAAAGCCGGGTGCGATAGTGCAAAGCAAATTCGTAACGATATGCTTGAAGACCTTTGCTGCGAGGTGTTCGGTTGGGAGAGCTTGGATGAGGAGTTTATACGCAAAAAGGTGGTAAAAATCAAGGTTTTTGCACATAAACTTATCTTTGAAATGGCAGATGGTACAAGCATAGAAAAAGAATGGAAAAACAAGTCCCGTTCGGCTTCTTGGACTCCCGAGATGCGTGAGAGGGCGAGACAAAGAGCAATAATTCAGCACGGAGGTTAAAATGGGAAAAGTTACGGTCATTCCCGCCACAAGGGATTTTCACACAGGCATAGCAAAAAATAGTATGCGCAAACGCAAAGTCGCGGCTTACGCGCGTGTTTCCACCAATAACGAAGAACAGTTGACTTCGTATGAGGCACAGGTGGATTATTACACCAAATATATTCAAGGCAGAGCCGATTGGGAGTTTGTCAAGGTTTATACCGATGAGGGCATTTCAGGCACGAATACAAAGCACAGAGACGGCTTTAACGAGATGATTGAAGATGCCCTTTCCGGGAAGATTGACCTTATCGTAACAAAATCAGTCAGCCGTTTTGCGAGAAACACGGTAGACAGCCTTATCACCGTCCGCAAGCTCAAGGAAAAAGGCATCGAGGTCTACTTTGAAAAAGAAAACATATATACCCTTGATAGCAAGGGAGAGTTGCTTATAACGATTATGAGTTCCTTGGCGCAGGAAGAAAGCCGTAGCATTTCGGAAAACATCACGTGGGGCAAGCGAAAATTCTTCGCAGACGGCAAGGTTTACCTTCCTTACAAGAATTTCCTCGGCTACGAAAAAGGCGAAGACGGACTCCCCAAAATAGTCCCCGATGAGGCCGAAGTTATCCGCTTGATTTACTCTATGTTCCTTGAAGGCAAAACAACCTATGCCATAGCGGCAGCGCTTACCGAAAGCGGTATTCCAACCCCAAGACGCAAGGAAGTATGGAAGCCCGGCACTGTGGAGAGTATTCTTACAAACGAAAAATACAAAGGCGCAGCCCTCTTGCAGAAAAGCTATACCGTGGACTTCCTTACCAAGAAAATGAAGCCTAACGAGGGTGAGGTCCCACAGTATTATATCGAGGACAGCCACGAAGCCATTATTGACCCGAGAGAGTTCGAGCTTGTTCAAGCAGAAATGGTAAGGCGCAAGGGACTCCGAGCAACCTATAGCGGAAACACAGTATTCGCTTCCCGTATTATTTGCGGTGATTGTGGTAGCTTTTATGGCGCAAAGGTGTGGCATTCCAATTCGCCTTATCGCAAAATTATCTACCGCTGCTTTAATAAATATGCCGACAAAGACCACAAATGCGAAACTCCACATCTTACGGAAGATGACATAAAAACCGCATTTATTGAGGTCTTCAACCTTATGATGGCTGATAAGCCTGCCGTTATTGAGGTGTGCCGAGTGATGCAAGATACCCTTACAAATACCATCGAGCTTGACGCCCAAATTCTAAAAGCCGAAGAAGCTCTTTCCGACCAACATACACTTTTACAAAAACACGTTGACGAGAATATGCGAACCGCACAAGACCAAGAGGAGTTTTGGAGACGATATGAGGCTTACGAATCACGCATAAACGAGCTTGCATCAGAACTTGATGGACTGAAAGCCACAAGGTTAAAGCGAATTCACGAGGCGGAAATTATAGGCGCATTTATGTTCGAGCTTTACGAAAGAGATGGCGTTATAGAAACATTTGATGAGCGCCTTTGGGTTACTTGTATAGACACCGTCACGGTCTATAAAACGGGCGAGATGATATTCCGCTTTAAGAACGGAATGGAGATAAAGCACCAGAAAAAGTAAATAATTATAGTCAAAAATGCTCCTACGATGCTTATTCGCAGGAGCATATTGCTATTTGTCGACATCCGTGGGAAGGTCAAACATAATTGGGTCATCATCCTCATCATCGAGGCTTTCCTTCTCATAGAGCTTACCAATGCGCAAACGATGAATGTTGTTTTTCTTTTTGCCGTTGTACTCGATAACCATTGCCTCGGCATACCCAAGCATACCCGGACGGCGTTCCTTTGCCATGCGGGTGAGGGATTTAAGGGATACTGCTCCGAGCCTTTCCTTGAACACCTCGTCATCAAGCACATTCTTATACACCACAACGAGCTTTGCTACGGCCTTCATAATGCTTCCAGAGAAGGAGTTGCAATCACCCTCCCAAGCACCAATGATAAGGCGCAGAACACGGCTTAATACGTGGTATCCGTAGTCCTTGTAAATGGACTCGACAGTGGCAATAGCGCAAATAACGCCGTGGGTTTTCTGTGAGCCGATGGTAAGACCGAAGGACTCCACAAGATCACGAATGATTATTTGCTCATCGTTGCCCGCTTCAATATTAGCCATAAAGATTTCAAGGGGCTGTAGGCTTTTAACAAACTTCATCTGATTGGCAAAAATATCTGCTTCGTGTTCGTAGCAGAGGTCATCATAGACCATACACCAAACAGGAGTATCACGGGAGCCTGAAACGAGTGCCACAATTTCAATCGTGTGCTGTCCGTTAAAAACATAGTTAATGCCATCTCTGCGGCTGACCTTTACGGGGTTGATTTGATAAAGGTCGAAATTCTCTGCGGCACGTGCGATGTGGCTATGGGAGAGGCTTCGCTGATAGTCTTGGTTAGATACCAAGTTTTTTATAGGAATCTGCTCAAAATGCACATTCGGCACGAACATTCTGTAATCGTCCATTTTACTCCTCCTCGATGAGTGCGAGTAATTCTGCGATGCTATCTTGCAGGTCGCACAACACTTCTTTTAGGTTCTTCTTTGCACGATCTGAAACGATAGCGGCATTGATATTGTTACAGGCGCGTTTGATAGAGCTTGTCCACGAAGGCACCGTGAGGGAAAGCTCTACCGCGGGAGCATCGGGGTCAAAGGCAGGCATATCCTTGACGGATGGTCTGTTGATTACGGGCACCGCTTGCGTCGCACCCTTGGGCGGTCTGCCTCGGTGGGGCGTGTTCATTTGAATGCTATAACCTTTTTGCTCCACACCGAAATCAGCCCTTCGGAGTTCTTGCGCGGACATCTTGGACAGTTCTACGACTCTCTGGTGTGGTAGCTTTAATCTGCCAGCGAGAATTTTGGGAAGAACCTCGGGATACTTTGCGCCTATGCTCAAGAGTGCCTTGGTGTAAATTGCATATTTTTGAATGGTTGCATGGGTGACGTGGTTTTCATCGGCTATGCGTTGTGCAGTGGTGTGCCTTGTAGGTGATTCACGATAATCGACGCCTTCAAGAGAAATATCATCTATGCTTGAACGCCAAGCGGAATATCCGCGAGGACGGGTACTATTCAAGTATTTTTCTGCTTCATACTGCATTCCTATAAGAAACTTTCTAGTCTCAAAGGTCAAATCCCTACGGAGGAGTTGCTTTTTACAAACAAAAGCATAGGCGGCTTCTTTACAAGAAAAACGCATTTCTTTTACTTCGTATGGGATATCGTGGCGCAGACAAATTTCGTATTGCGTTAAACCGTCGATAATGTATCCATTCCACGTAATAATCGGTTCGGTGCAGCCTTCTGCGAGGAGGGTTTCTTCAAGAGCAAGGTATTCTTTCTTGCTATAGGGGCTGATTAAATTCGTAAAATCCTTATTTATCTGTAGTCGTATATTTTTCATTTTTCTTCTCAACTTTCCACCTTTTCCATCGAACTTAAATCAAAAAGCACCAATTGATGCGATTTTATATGTTTGCCCTCGGTAAGGCGATAGGTGTGCCTAAAATTGAGGTTCTTATCAAGACGATGCAATTGCATTATAAATGTCTCACTATAGAATTCGCAAGACTCATCGGCATCAAGATTTCTAACGTTCGTCTTTCTCGACTGGTCTCCGCTTTGGGGGACGTCCACTCGTTTTATTGCTATCTGCTTTGACTCGGTATTGATGAGGATTTGGATATAAAGTGGATCTCCGAGAATGTGAAGGGTGTGCTTGTGAATGCGTATTCGGCATTTTTTCATATCAATGGACATTGTGATTGCGGCATCGGTCATGCGTTGTCACCTCCCGTGCTAACGGCTAAAGGCAAAGCGGCAGGGGTGTCATCTGAAACAGCCGTTGTATCCTTGATTGCGTAAACGGCATAGCCATCGAAAATATTAATCTGCATTGATTGTTTATGCACGTTATAAGGCAAACCAAACTGTGTCTGCCACTCCGAGGGAAAGACGGGTGTGCGAGAGGTTTTCGGCTTTTCTCCTTCAACGAAGGTGCGTTGATAAACTTCGGGAGCATTAAGGTCGAAGGCGATGAGGTATTCGCCATTGGAGTGGATAAGTCTACCGAGAAGTTTATAACGATATTTAGGATTCCAATCCATCAAAGACACTATTTTTGCAAAGAACATTTTACAAGTAATGGCTTTTGGCTTCCGTTTGCCTTTGGAAACACCGCACCACATATAAGCATCTTTGGTGCCTTCCGCGCACGGACGCAATGCAAGTATCTTCTGCTGTTGGCTTACGAGAACCTGTGCAAAATCGCAGTTTGGGAATTTGGTAAGGCAAGCCATATTGACTTGAAATTTGCAGTCGTTAAAGGTTACGGAAGGTTCACGCAGGTGCGCAAAAAATTCACGTCGAACTACTTGGAAATCCTCGAAGTCAAAGTTCTCAAGCTCTAATATTTCATCTCCCTCTGCAAGCACGGGTGCTTCGGTTGCGGTGGCAGAGGAAGCATCACCATCCACGACCTTTAATAATTCTGCTATTGTATCAGATTGATTCATCAGTTACCTCCTCGAGTGATATTCCACTCAATTCTTGTCGTATATATCTGCGCAATTCTTCAAAGGGCGTTACATTTATGCGCTTGCCCGTTTCAAAAAGCTGACCTTGTATGCGTAATTGCCAGTCAAGCTCACTTTGGTTTTCAAGTTCCTCAACCGAGCGCTCGTGGAAATAATATGGTTTTCCGAACGAGGTCAGCCATTCTTCGGGATAACCCTTTATATAGTTGCCAAGGGCTGAAATGGGCTGAAGCGAAGCGGTCTCGCCCTCGGTGGTTTCTTGCCTTGGAAGCATATAGGACTTGAAGTAGGTTTCGCAATCGGCGGCATCGAAAATAAAAACGATTTCACCTTCTTTTTCGTAGATTGCGCCATTGATTTTATATTTGTATTCAAGGTTCCAGCCGAACAGACGATAAATGGTATCGAAGAATGCTGCTGCCGGGATGTCCTTTGGGTAATAAACCTTATACGAAAGAGTCGAGCAATACACCCCTTGGCGATTGTCCTTATCTGTAGGGCGGATTGCAATTTTCTTTGTGATAGGGTTTATAAGAAGCTCTATGTAATTTTTGGCACCGAGCTTGCGGATGCAGTCCGTGTTGAACTTTATCTTTCTATCCGCAAATGTAACGTATGGGCGATGAGGTGTATCGAAAAACTCTGCACGGGCTACCTCAAAGCCTCGGAGGTCAAAGTCCCCAGCGGAGACTTCAATCTCTATCTCCGTGGGTGGTGCAGCCGTGGCAGTTGCCTCATCGATAGTATCGTAAACACTGACTGCTGCTTGGAAATAGTCGCCTTCCTTGAAGTTTGCCCATCGTGGGTGAATGCGAACAAAGCCTTTCAGAATACCGCTATCAATGACTCGCAGTTCGGGGATAAAGGAACGATTACCGAACCTTGCGTTTTCAATCATGTGCTGAACGGCAATATAGTCCGCCTTGGATACGATTGCTTCGTGGTGATTGGAGTAGTGGCTTTGCGGACGGTCACCGCAATTTTTCTTGGATAGATGGTCATGGTAGCTTGGTGTGTAGGTCTTTCTAGTAATAACATCACCGCAATGGCGCTCGTTACGCAAAATCTGAATGACACTCCCCGATGTCCACTTGGTGGTGTTACCGAGGTAGGACCTACGTTCAAGAGCAATAAAGGCTTTGGCGATTTGCCCCGAGGAGTATCCGAAGAGGTACATATAAAAAGCCAATTTTACCGTTGGGGCTTCCTCTGGGTTGATGATAAGATTACCATCCGCATCGTGGCTATAGCCGAGCAATTTCGGTGTAAGCGGCAAGCCGTGGTCAAGGCGCATACGAAGTGAGGTTTCCATACTACGGCTACGGGTATGCGATTCTTCATCTGCCATAGTGGCTTGGAACGTGAGTGCCATCTGCGAATCATCGTTCAAGGAGAAAATCGCCTCCGACTCGAAGAAAACGCCAACCGCAGGCTTGCGTTCCGCTAGGTTTCGGACAATGCCGATAAAGTCTAATACGTTTCTAGCAAAACGGGAGACACTTTTTGTGATGATAAGAGTCAGTTTTCCCGCCTTGGCATCGGCTATCATTTGGTTGAATGCATCGCGCTTCTTTGTGGAGGTGCCGCTGATGCCTTCATCTGCGTATATTTTGACAAGAGTCCAGTTGGGGTGTTTTTCCACGAACTCCTCATAGTATTTTTTCTGAAGCTCGAAGGAGGTTGTTTGCCTTACATCATCAGTGGAAACACGGACATAAATACCAACTAGCTGTGGTGTATTGGTGTCATAATAATCCGTCTTTTTCTTCTCGGGGATGTATTCGTAGTTATCAGGGTCAATTTCCACTCGCATTCGGCGGCGGACTTTTTCCTTAGCCTCGTGGCGTGAGTTGCGCTTTTGCTCATCAATCATCGGTGTTGCCTCCTTCGTCTAAATCATCGGGGAGTAATTGCCAGCCGGGGGATGGTAGGAAGAATTCATCCTTGCGGTCGCCTTGATAGTAGGATGCGAGAGTGAAGATATCCTCGGAAACAAAGTACATACCAACGGGCGGATTCTGCCGTGCGAGTATCCTTGCAAGGTATGTGATTTCGTGCGGTTTACGTGACACATTCTTGACTTTTTGTGTAATGATGAGGTCGATTTTTCCATCCAAGCAATCTTGCAGCAAACGGCTCCATTCTTTGGCGGTTTCCATGTTCGGTTCAGTGGAGCCCTCGTCAATATAGGAGCCTAAAAACTCCCAATTAGGACAAAGGGACAAAGTGTCCGTGAAATCTTGGATGTGCTTTTGCAAGTATTCCTCGTCCGGGTATCTCGTTTGATTGAAATATCGGATGTACACTGCCACACGGTAATGATGAGCCGTGTTGGGGCGTTCGTGCTTGATATTTTGCAGCCAAGCCTTATGCTCGGCAAGCCTCTGTGCTTGCTCGGTATTTGCTCCAAAAAATGCTGAATATTTCTGTGCCTCACCGATCTGCGCCAAGCGCTCATATACCTCAACTTCATTGCTCATAATTATTTGCCTCCATAGTTATAGTTGCAAACATTATAACCGCTTTTTCGACAAAATGCGAATAACTGTCGGTCAGGTTTTTAACCGTGGGTTATTGAAACGCAAAAAATTATTGAAGGCAATAAAAAAAGAGTGGGCGCAATACCCACTCCGTTAGTCATCGTATTCATCTTTTTTGGTGTGCATCGTGTTCTTCAGTTCACGAACAATCTTGAGGATTGCTTCAACTTCTGTCGGTGTACAATCACCGAGAAGTTCGGCAAATTCCTTCTGATAGATGCGGTTTACTTCGGGAACATCTGGACGCAATATTTCATCGGCAGAAACCTGCAATGCTTCGACGATTTTGCAGAATGTTGTAAGGAGCATTTCCTTCTTCCCAAGCTCTATATCACTGATGTGCGGCAGAGATACGTGGGCTTCAAAAGCCAAATCTGCCTGACTCATTTTTCTTGCAAGACGTGCAGCCCTAATTCGCTGACCGACTTTATATTCTAGTGTGTTCTCAT